CGATGTCACACAGAGAAATAGAAATGGTCAGACAAAATCTGGTTTATACTCTTTGTTTATCCCAATGGAATGGAACTACGAAGGATTTATTGATGAGTACGGACTTCCAGTATTTGATACTCCTGACGCAGATGTCCACGGCCCAGACGGTGAATTAATAGATATAGGAATAATAGAGCATTGGGATAACGAAGCTGAAGGTTTAAAACAAGATCACGATGCTTTAAATGAGTTTTATAGACAGTTCCCAAGAACAGAAGAACATGCGTTTAGAGATGAAGCTGTAAATTCTATATTTAATTTAGTTAAAATATACGAACAGATAGATTATAATGACGGTACCGGTACAATATCTAATGTTAATACTGGTAATTTTCAATGGGTTAATGGAGTAAAAGATACACAAGTAATATTTTATCCTGATCAAAAAGGAAGATTTAAAATAAGTTGGGTACCACCTACGCATTTACAAAATAAACAATTAATAAAAAAAGGTATAAAATATCCAGCAAATGAACATATGGGAGCATTTGGATGTGATAGTTATGATATATCAGGAACAGTAGATGGAAGAGGATCTAACGGTGCTTTACATGGTTTAACTAAATTTAGTATGGAGGACGCTCCTCCAAATCATTTTTTCTTAGAATATGTATCTAGACCTCCAACAGCTGAAATATTTTTTGAAGATGTTTTAATGGCTTTAGTATTTTATGGAATGCCACTTCTTTGTGAAAATAACAAACCAAGATTGTTGTATTATTTAAGAAGAAGAGGATATAGAGGTTATTCTATGAATAGGCCAGATAAATCTTGGAATAAATTATCTATAGCAGAAAAAGAAATAGGTGGAATACCTAATTCAAGTGAAGATATAAAACAAGCACACGCAGCGGCTATTGAAATGTACATCCAACAACACGTAGGTCATTTAGGGGATGGGAATTACGGAAATATATATTTTAATAGAACATTAAATGATTGGGGTAGATTTGACATAACAAAAAGAACTAAATTTGACGCAACAATAAGTTCTGGATTAGCTATAATGGCTTGTAATAGACATTTGTATACTCCAAATGCAAAAGTAGAAAAACAAAAACTAAATTTGAATATTGCTAAGTACTCTAATAAAGGCAGTTTTTCAAGATTAATTAAATAACAAATATGTTAAAAACAGTTATAAATACCACGTTTCCAAGTCAAATAGTTAGTGATCTAGAAAAGATGTCTGGAGAATACGGTTTAGAGGTAGGTAGGGCTATAGCTAACGAATGGTTTAATAATAAAAGTAGTGGTAATAGATTTGTTAATGATAATAATAGATATCACAACTTAAGACTGTATGCTAGAGGTGAACAGTCTATTCAAAAATATAAAGATGAATTATCTATTAATGGTGATTTATCTTATCTTAATTTAGATTGGAAACCAGTTCCAATAGTATCTAAATTTGTAGATATAGTTGTAAATGGAATAGCTGAGAGAATGTATGATGTTAAAGCTTTTTCTCAAGACCCTTTCGGTGTAGCCAAAAGAACTGAATACATGGAGTCACTTATGACAGATATGGAAACAGCTAGTATGCAAGATTTAGTAATGGAAGCATTAGGTGTAGATATTTCGGATAATAAAAAAGAAGAAATACCTAATTCACAAGAAGAGTTAGATCTTCACATGCAATTAACTTATAAACAAGCTACAGAAATAGCTGAGGAGCAAGCTATAAATACCTTAATGGAAGGTAATAGGTATGAGTTAACTAAAAAACGTTTTTATTATGATTTAGCAGTTTTAGGGATTGGTGCTGTAAAAACTTCCTTTAATCAATCTGAAGGCGTAACTATAGATTACGTAGATCCAGCTAATTTAGTTTATTCTTATACAGAATCACCTTATTTTGAAGATGTTTATTATGTCGGCGAAGTAAAAAGAATACCAATCAACGAATTAGTTAAACAATTTCCAGAATTAACACATGAAAATTTAGAAGAAATAGTTCAGCAAGGTGGTGGTAATAGAGGATTGTATGGATTTGATAGTGATGATCGTCAAGATGATAGAAACAAAATATCAGTACTTTATTTTAATTATAAAACCTATATGAATGAGGTTTATAAAATGAAAGAAACTAAATCTGGAGGTGATAAAGCTATTGAAAAAGATGATACTTTTAATCCACCTGAAAATAAAGAGGGAGATTATAGTAAAATGAAAAGATGTATTGAAGTTTTATTTGAAGGGGCTATGGTTTTAGGTAGTGATAAGTTACTTAAATGGGAAATGGCACAAAACATGATGCGCCCTAAAAGCGATTACACTAAAGTTAAAATGAATTACGCTATATGTGCACCTAGAATGTATGATGGTAAAATAGAAAGTTTAGTAGGTAGAATTACTGGTTTTGCAGATATGATTCAACTTACGCATTTAAAATTACAGCAAGTAATGTCCCGTATGGTACCAGATGGTGTGTATCTTGACGCAGATGGTTTAGCTGAGGTTGATTTAGGTAATGGAACAAACTACAATCCACAAGAGGCTTTAAATATGTTTTTTCAAACAGGTTCTGTTATTGGTAGAAGCTTTACTGGCGACGGAGATCAAAATCCTGGTAAAATACCTATTCAAGAAATTCAAAGTGGGGCAGGAGGTAATAAAATACAAAGTTTAATTAATACATATAATTATTATTTACAAATGATAAGAGATGTAACTGGATTAAACGAGGCTAGTGATGGTAGTTTACCTGAAAAATATTCTTTAGTTGGGGTACAGAAGTTAGCAGCTGCTAATTCTAATACAGCAACAAGACATATACTTCAAGGTGGATTATTTTTAACATCTGAAGTAGCAGAAGCTTTATCACTTAGAATATCTGATATAATAGAATATTCACCAACAAAAGATGCTTTTATACAATCTATAGGTTCTCATAATGTCGCTGTTTTAGAAGAATTATCTCAATTACACCTATATGATTTTGGTATATTTATAGAATTGATGCCAGATGAAGAGCAACAAGCTGTATTAGAAAATAATATACAAATGGCATTAACTCAACAAAGTATAGATCTAGAAGACGCTATTGATTTAAGAGATATTAGAAATGTTAAATTAGCTAATCAACTTTTAAAAATACGTAGAAAGAAAAAGTTAGAAAGAGATCAGAAGATGCAGCAAGAAAATATACAGGCTCAAGCTATTGCTAATGCAGATACACAAAGAGCAGCTGCAGAATCTGAAATGCAAAAGAAACAAATGGAAACAGATGCTACATTAAATTTAGAAAGAACTAAATCACAATTACAAGCTCAAAGAATGCAAATGGAAGCTGCGCTTAAAAAAGAATTAATGGATCATGAGTTTGAAATTAATCTTAGACTTAAAAGATTAGAAGTAGACGGTTTAAAAGAAAAAGAAATCGTTAAAGAAGATAGAAAAGATAAAAGATCTAAAATGGAAGCTACACAAAAAAGTGAATTATTAGATCAAAAAGAAAAAAAGACACCACCTAGAACTTTTGAAGAACCAACTCAATTACCACCTGAAGAAGAAGGTTTATCACAAATTCCGGGTATAGCAGGTTTTTTATAAACCAAACAATTAATTAATTATATAATATTTTATTATGGCAAAAAAAGAAAAAGTAAAGCCAGAAGTGGCTAAAGAAGAACCAATAGTAGATAATACTGTTGAGAAAATTAAAATTAAAAAGAAACCTACAGGTAAAAAATTTCAACAAACAGATGAGGTTGTAAAAGTTGATATAAAAGAAACTGAAGTAAAAGAAGAAATTACTAAAGTTGAAATATCAGATAATCCTGTAGAGAAATCAAAAGAAGAATCAGAAGTTCCAATTATAGAAGAAGTAACAGAAATTAATGAAGTTGAAGTAAAACTTCCAGAAACTCCAGATTTACCAGAGGGTTTAGAAAAAGCTGTTAATTTTATGAAAGAAACCGGGGGAGATTTAAATGACTACATGCAATTAAATCAAGATTATAGCAATTGGGACGATGATGATTTACTTAGAAAGTACTATAAAGAAACTAAACCACATTTAAACGACGAAGAAATTGGATTTTTAGTAGAAGATAATTTTAGTTGGGACAATGATTTAGATGAGGAAAAAGATATTAAAAGAAAAAAATTAGCGTTAAAAGAGCAAGTTGCCAGCGCTAAAAGCCATCTGGACGGGCTAAAGTCCAAATACTATGAAGATCTTAAGATGGGATCTAGACTTACAGAAGAACAACAAGTCGCTATCGAGAGTTTTCATAAATACAAAGTAGAATCTGAAGAAATGCAAAAAGTTCAAGATGAAGCTAAAAAAACATTTTTAACAAAAACTGATGAAGTTTTTAATGAAGAATTTAAAGGTTTCGAATATCAAATTGGAAACAGAAGATTTAGATTTAATGTTGGAGATGTTAATAAAGTTAAAACTAGTCAAAGTGACATTAATAATTTCGTTAAGAAGTTCTTAAATGAAAATAATCAAATGGACAATGCTACTGGTTATCACAAATCTTTATTTACAGCTATGAATTCTGATGCTATTGCTAATCACTTTTACGAACAAGGTAAGGCAGATGCTTTAAAAGATAGTATTGCTAAATCTAAAAATATCAACATGGATCCAAGGCAAACACATAACGAGCCTATTCAATCTGGTATGAAAGTAAAAGTGCTTGATCAAACTCCTGATGATTTTACTTCATTTAAAATTAGAAAAAAGAGTAAATAATTAAAAATTAAGAATTATGGCAATTTCAAACCCAGGTGGTTTATTGAATAGTGTTCCTTCTTCACAGAAGCAAACACTAGCTACAAACTACCTAGATTTTACAGGTACTACTGACAACACATGGGCTCAGCAGTATCTACCAGATCTAATGGAGAAAGAAGCGGAGGTATTTGGTCCTAGGACTATATCTGGATTTCTTTCACAAGTTGGAGCTGAAGAGAGCATGACATCTGATCAGGTGGTATGGTCTGAACAATCAAGACTACATATCTCAGTAAGAGGTACTGTAGCAACAGCAGGTGACACAAACGGTACGTTTACTGTTACTGCGGATATTGATGGAAACAACGCTTCATCTACACCAGCTTTTGTTTTAGCTGATCACGGTGTTAGAGTAAATGATATTGTACTTATTGCAAGTGCTGGTATTGTTACTAAATGTAAGGTTGTTGAATCAAATACAGCAAAAATAGAAGTAGAACCTTATGACAAAGCTGATTTAACTGGTCACGCAACAACGGTTGGTGGATCTACTTTATTAGTTGTTGGTTCTGAGTGGGGTAAAGGATTATCTTACTATGCTGCTAGTGACGCTGCTACAGCTCAAGATTCACATGGAGCTAACGAACCTACATTTAAGTCTTTTAGCAACAAACCAATTATTATGAAAGATTACTACGAAGTATCAGGTTCTGATGCATCTAGAATTGGTTGGGTTGAAATATCTGCTGAAGACGGAACTAGTGGATATCTTTGGTATTTAAAAGCTGAAGCTGAAACTAGAATGCGTTTTACTGATTATATGGAAATGGCTATGCTAGAATCTGAGCAAACAGCAGATGCTTCTGTTATTGGTTGGTCTCACGGTGGTGCTGATTTAGGTGCTGGTGGAGCAGGTACACAAGGTTTATTTGACGCTATTTCTGAAAGAGGTAACGTTACTTCTGGTATTACTGGTGTTAACGCTGCTACTGATTTAGCTGAATTTGATGCTATTTTAGCTGAGTTTGACAATCAAGGTGCTATTGAAGAAAATATGATGTTTGTTAATAGAGCTACGTCTCTAGCAATCGATGACATGTTAGCTTCAATGAATTCTTACGGAGCTGGAGGTACTTCTTATGGAGTATTTGACAACGAAGAAGATATGGCGCTTAATTTAGGTTTCTCTGGATTTAGAAGAGGTTCTTATGATTTCTATAAATCAGACTTTAGATACTTAAATGATAAAGCTACAAGAGGTGGTATTAATGATACAGCTACATCTGCAGCTATCAGAGGGGTTATTATTCCAGCTGGTACATCTACAGTTTATGACCAACAATTAGGAAAGAATCTTAAAAGACCTTTCTTACACGTTCGTTATAGAGCTTCTCAAACAGATAACAGAAAATTCAAAACTTGGGTTACTGGTTCTGTTGGAGCTACTACATCTGCGTTAGACGCAATGCAAATACACATGTTATCAGAAAGATGTTTAATCACTCAAGGTGCAAACAACTTTATGTTAATGCAGTAAGCATTTATACTTTAAAGAGTCGAGGCTTCGGCCTCGGCCCTTTATTTTTATTAATTTTATTATATATTATATTATGGCAAAGAAAAAAGAAACAAAAAAAGAAACTATGGAGGAAACTCCAAATGTTGTTATAGAACAACCGAAACAAAAAAAAGTTGAACCTAAGAAACCAGAGTGGGAAATAAAAGATAGAGTTTACTACTTAAAAGGACGTAGAAAACCATTAACTAAATCTATAAAATCCGCTAATATATATTGGTTTGATGAAGAAAAGGGATACGAAAGAGAATTAAAATATTGTGAGAATCAAAAAACTTGCTTTGTTGATGAAATGTTAGGTGACCAAAGACTATCTCATATTATATTTAGAAATGGAGCTCTGCATGTTACTAGAGAAAAAACAATTTTACAAAAACTTCTTTCTTTATATCACCCAGAAGCTAACATAACTTTTCATGAATGGGAACCAGAAAAACAAGCTGAAAACCAATTGGATTGGTTAGAGTTTGAAGTTGAGGCATTAAATGTAGCTAAAAACTTAGATATTGATATGGCAGAAGCGGTAATGAGAGTAGAGTTAGGCTCTGCAGTGTCTCAGATGAGTTCTAAAGAACTTAAACGTGATTTGTTATTATACGCTAGAAGAAATCCTAAACTATTCTTAGAATTAGTTACTGATGAAAATATCCAACTTAGAAACATGGGTATTAAAGCTACAGAAAGTGGAATTATTAAACTATCACAAGACCAAAGAACTTTTTCATGGGCGTCTAATGATAGAAAATTAATGACAGTTCCATTTGAAGAGCATCCATATTCAGCTTTAGCTGCTTGGTTTAAAACTGACGAAGGTATGGAAGTTTACAAAAGTGTAGAAAAAAGGTTAAAATAATCAAATAGTAAAGCAACCACTCGAAAGGGTGGTTGCAATACTAAAAATACAATATAATGAAATTATCAGACTATAAAAAATCAAGGGGTTTAGGAGATACAATAGAGAAAATTACAAAGGTTACTGGTATTAAAAAAGTAGTTGATACAGTATCTAAAGCAACTGGAAAAGATTGTGGTTGCAGTAAAAGAAAAGAAGCCTTAAATAAAGCTTTTCCTTACAAAAATAAAGCAAAGGACTTAATAGAAAAATATAGAAAATAAAAAAATATGGTAAGCGTAGATACAGTATATCAAAGAGTTTTAGCACTAGCAAATAAAGAACAAAGAGGATATATAACGCCTCAAGAATTTAATTTATTAGCTAATCAAGCACAAATGCTTGTATTTGAACAATATTTTTATGATATAGATAAATTTAACGCTATACGGGGTAATGAAACTGAATACTCTGATATGATAAAAATACTTAATGAAAAAATAAGTATATTTAAAAAATATGATACAGCTTTAGTTTTTGCAAATAACTTTTTCCAATATCCACCAGACATGTATAGATTGGGTACGTTATATTATGCAGAAACTTCTTTATTAGAAGACGGTATTGAGATACAAGAGATAAATGATGATGAGTTACTAGACTATTACAACTCACCATTAACTAAACCAGATAGATCACGCCCATTGTTTGTACGTAGAGAAGAGGGTATTAGAATAATTTCTACAACAACTATAACAAGTGGTGTTACTGCAACTTACATTAAAAAGCCAACTAAAGTTAATTGGGGATATGTAATAACTATGGGTGAAGCGATGTATAATGCGAGTGCATCTCAAGATTTTGAATTACATCCTTCTGAAGAATATTTATTAGTTATAAAAATATTAGAAATGGCTGGGATAGTTTTAAATAAACCAGGTTTATCTCAAACAGCAGCAAACGAAGAAATGGAAATAATAACTCAACAAAAAGTAAAACAATAAAATGGCGTTAATAAAAGAATCAGCTCATAGTTATTATAGTGGAACAAACTTAGGTAGTTATCAATTTATATCTTTAGATCATATAATTAGCAACTTTATGATTGGATATGTTGGTGAAAATAAAATAATAGGTAAAATTAAGAGAATTGACGTCGCTTTTTACGCTCAAAGAGCTTTACAAGAATTTAGTTATGATACGTTAAAGTCTATTAAATCACAAGAAATAGAACTACCACCATCTTTAGTAATGCCATTACCACAAGATTATGTTAATTATGTTAAGTTTGCTTATTCTGATGATTCTGGTATAGAACACGTATTATATCCTGTTTCAAAAACTTCAAATCCAAATTCCATAGCGCAAGATAGTGATGGTAACTATATATTTGCTACAGATAATATAGATGTTGATAGTACAGGTTCACCAAATGATATTATACAATTTCCTTTTAAATTGCAATTACAAGATGATTTACAAATTGGACAAACTGTTATAGAGATATTTCCACATGTATTAGGTTTTGATAATACTACGGATGATTTAACAACGAATCCTGGTTATGAAAATTTTCCAGATAAAAATCCATTTGTAGAGGGTATGGAAATAGTTAGTCCTTATTTTCCAGCAGGAACTACTATATCAACAGTCACGGAAGCTACTAGTTCTGTTAACATGTCAATTACTTTATCTCATGAAAGCACAAATACAGCAGTAGTAAATGGACCCATAACAATAGATGTGTTAGATAAAAATGAAACTTGGAATAATTATAAATCTATAACACCTGCTGAAACAAACAAAGTTGACGATTATGAAGACGATACTTACTGGCCAAATTTAGGTGGTAGATACGGATTAGAACCTGGACATGCCCAAACAAACGGATCGTTTTTTATAGATGAAATTGGCGGAAAAGTACATTTTAGTTCTAATGTTGAAGGAAGAACTATAATAATAAAATATATAAGCGATGGTTTAGGAACTGATGAAGAAATGGTAGTTCATAAACTCGCTGAAGAAGCTATGTATAAACATATGGCTTACGCTATACTTTCAACAAGAGTTAATATACCAGAAAGTTTAATTGCTAGATTAAAGAAAGATAGATTTGCTGAAACAAGAAAAGCAAAATTAAGATTATCAAATATAAAATTAGAAGAGTTAACTCAAGTATTAAGAGGTAAATCTAAACATATAAAACACTAATATATGCCAGAGTTAAAGCAGAACTTTATTAAGGGTAGAATGAATCTAGACCTTGATGAAAGACTAGTACCAGACGGAGAATATAGAAGAGCAATGAACATTGAAGTTTCTACTTCAGAAGGTTCAAATGTTGGTGCTGTGCAGTCTGTTAGAGGAAATATTTTAGCTACAAATTCTTTAACGCCAAGTGGAGGAGAAGTTGTAGGATCTATAACTAATGAGAAAAGTAATAAAATCTATTATTTTATAAGATGCAATAAGTTTAATGGTATTGCAAAAGATATGATAGTAGAGTATAGTGAAAGTGGTGGTGCTATACCTGTTTTTGTAGATGTATATGAAGTAGATTTTAACTTAAATTTTCCAATAGCAACTTTTTCTCAATTTACTGGTTCTGGTAGTTCTTTTATAAGTGCACCTACCAATATCAATATATACGAAAATATAAGAGAGGGCATGTTGTTAGATGGTACATTGAGCAACGTAGGTATAATACCAAATCAAGATTTAATTATGACAACTAATAGTGGTCAAATAATTGATAATAATGGTAACTTAATTGATGATTTTGGAGGACCTTTTGTTGTTGATAGTGTAAATACGAATTCAGCTGGTACGCAATATGAGATTTATGCTAGACCATCAAATTATGCACATTATACTTTTACCGGTGGTGTAGCTGGCGATGTAATAACTTTCAAAAGTAAAAGAATTTTAAATTTTACACAAGAAAGACATATTACAGGTATAAATATAATAGATAATTTATTATTTTGGACTGATAATATAAGTGAACCTAAAAAAATAAATATTCAAGTATCTAAAAATGGTACTCCTAGTTTCAATATACACACTAAATATGTTGTTTATAAAGATGGAGTTATTGGTTCGGCAATACAATATAAAGAGTTTGCTAAAGAAAGAGATGCAACAGTTATAAAACAAAATCCTTTAACTCCTCCAAATTTAGAAATGTATCGTGATATTAACGCTAGAGGCGTTGTTTTTGGTGTAACAGATTTTATTAACTTTTCAGAATCAGTTTTAGATAATCCCAATGCTGTAACTCAAGGATCTTCTCCAATATATGAAATAGAACCATTTGTTACAGGGACTACAGTAGAGATACCATTTGCAAATAGTATACCTGATTTTGAAATTGGAGATATTTTATTATTAACAGATGAATCTTCTATTTTAACAATCCCTCAAGTTTTTACAGATGGTAAAATAAGAGTTGTTGTTACAAATAAAGACACCAACGCTTTAACATTAACCGTTAAAATATTATCATTCAAAAAAGATTTCTTTCCTTACTCAGTAGATGCAAACGGTGACCCTGATCAAAATTGGGCTATATGTTTAGAACAATCCAAATCTCTATTTGAGTTTAAATTCCCACGATTTGCATATAGATATAAATATCAAGATGGAGAATATTCGTCATTTTCTCCATTTTCAGAAATAGCTTTTTTAGCAGGATCTTTTAAATACAGTGCTAAAGAAGCTCATAATTTAGGAATGATTAATCAAATTAGATTTATTAAAATATTAGATTTTGTACCAGATGGCATACCACCAGGTGTTATAGAAATAGATATATTATATAAAGAATCTAATTCACCTAATGTTTACACTGTAAAAACTATAAAAGAAGGAGATCCAGAGTGGTTAGAATATGGACATACAACATCACAAGCGCCTTGGACAGGACAAACAAAAGGTGCAATACAATTAGAATCAGAAGTTATATACGCGACTGTTCCATCAAACCAAGCTTTAAGACCTTGGGATAATGTACCTAGATTAGCTAAAGCGCAAGAAATAAGCGCTAATAGAGTTATATATGGTAATTATGTTGAAGGTTATAATATGCAATGGAATAACAATACTCCAAACGTAAATATACAAACTTATGTAAAATCAAAAGATTTATCTAATGATTTAACAAAGGAAGTAGCGCACCTTATGGGTGAACCATCTATTAAATCTTTAAGAACATACCAAGTTGGTATAATTTATAAAGATGATTTTGGTAGAGAAACACCTGTTTTTACAAATGAAAAAGCATCTTTTAATATAGCTAAAAGTTTAGCTAATGATTACAATAGTCTTTCTGTACAATCTAAAAATCCACCACCTTCATGGGCAGATAGTTATAAGTTTTTTATTAAAGAAACTTCTAATGAGTATTATAACTTAGCATTAGACAGATGGTATGACGCTCAAGATGGTCATATATGGTTATCTTTTCCTTCTGCTGAAAGAAATAAAGTAGATGAAGATACGTATTTAATACTTAAGAAAAGACATGATGTAGATACTTTTGTTGAAGAACCAGCTAGATATAAAGTTATAGCGATAGAAAATGAAGCACCTGATTGGATAAAAACAGAAAGAGTATCTTTAGGTATTGTACAAATAAATGCTGGTCAAACATTTGTATCTGCAGATGGTAGTATAAACTACGATGGTGGTGATGGAACATTAAATGATACTACAAGAGAGAAACAAGGGATGGTTGTTAGAATTTTTGATGCTAACGCAACTACAGATTGGTTTAGAGTTAAAAATGTTAATACTAGTGATACTACAGTAAACACAATTAAACTTAAAACTTCTTTTGGGGTTGATGTTACAGCTACTACTTTTGGAGGAGCTGCATCTGTTTCTCCAGGCACTAAAGCAGAAGTAGCTCAAGAAAAAGTACATAACAAACCAGAATTTCAAGGTAGATTTTTTGTAAAAATAAAACAAGATTCAACTTTACTAACTAATATAGATACAGGAAAAAGTGACTTAGGTTCGCAATTTACAGTCTTACAAGAACAAAAACAATATTATATAAAAAGTTCTGGCGTAGACAACGCTTACTGTAGAGAAAAACAATGGCAAGGAAGTAACTCTTGGACAGATGTTATAGGTTTTGGGTTTTATATTGATGAAATTGAAAGAAACTGGGGTAATTCACCTAAAAAAGGTCCTTACCCACAAGACGATGGGTATGGTATTACGAATAATAGAGCTGGTTTTAAAAAGAGCCATTTAGAATTATCTATAAGTGGAATTAATGATTGGGCTAAAGAAGGTTTTAGTATGGCCTTACATGATTCTGAGCAGATAAATTTTTACAATGCCATGAAAACTGAAACTAGTTGGATTAGATGGAAAGAAGATCCTAATGGAATTGTTTATGAAATAAGGAGAGGTATAGCACAAGAAGATGCTGCGTATGGACATGGGTCAGGTATATATAATTGGAGTGGAAATGGTAGTAAAAGAAAATTTCGAAGTAATAAAACAAAAAGAATATATATAGATTTAAAAGCTACTGGTTGGATGAAAAACGCTGGTGGTAGTTATGTATTTGAGTCAAATATAAAAGACTTTAATCCGACATGGATAGATGATAATATAGAGACAAACTCTGGCACTTATTGGGTAAATAATAATTGGGATCCAACTAAAAATAATAATTATTCTGGATCTCCAAGTGCAACAAATCATGTATCAATAGAACAACCAACAACTTATGGTAACGACCCTGGTTATTCCAATCCAAATAATCCTCCAACTCAAATGCTTTCATCTCATCCAAATGGAACTACTTATAATGATACTAAAGTTCAAAATAACAATAAGTTTTATAATCACATACAAATAGTACAAAAATATAATACAGAAGCTGATAAACCAATGAGTGAAAGCCCTGCTGTATTTGAAACAGAACCAAAAGAAGATATTGGATTAGATATTTATCATGAAATGGATCAAGCATTTCCTATAAGATTAAATAATAATAATAACGAACTTTTTGTACCTATTGGAAGTGAAGTTAGAATAGATCATCCAGACGGTTTATTACAAACATGGAAAGATCTTGCACCTGCAACACCTTGGACAATTGATATATCTGATGGTGATAATAAAGTAATAATAAGCGCTAATGTTAGTAATTTTGTTAGTCCAGGAGATACTATACAAAACTCTTCTAATCTTATACCTACTGTTTTTCCTGCAGGAACGTTTATAGAGTCTATATCTGATGACGGTTTAGAGTTAACAATGAGTGAAGTTGCTGATGGTAGTTATACGAATCAACCCATAACTATAACAAAAGTAACTTTACCAAAAGTTAAAATGTGGAATGATAATAGAATAACTTTAGATTGTAAAATTATTGGATCTGGGTATAACTCAGGTTCAGCTTCTCCTCCAGGTTTTAGTTATGATAATATATTTATACCTTGGTCTTTGGCTCATAATCCTAGTTTAGGATTAAATAGTCCTAATGGTATTATATTTGATAAAATAGGTGGTGGAACTATAACCGCTAGTATTTTTACAAATGATATAAATTATTTTACCGGTATATTTCCTAATAATAACGGATTTTTAGAAATAATATTACACAGAAACGTTTGGAACTCTAAAATAGATTTAAATTGGTTTAATTGTTACTCTTTCGGTAATGGAGTTGAATCTAATAGAATAAGAGATGATTTTAATGCTGTTATTATGGATAAAGGACCTAGAGTTTCAACAACTTTAGCTAAAAGATATAGAGAAACAAGAAAAGCAAATAGTTTAATATATTCAGGTATTTACAATTCTAGTAGCGGTGTTAATAATACTAGTGAGTTTATAGCAGCAGAAAAAATTACAAAAGATCTAAATCCAAGACATGGAAGTATACAAAAACTTCATGCTAGAGAACAAGATTTAATTGCTCTTTGTGAAGATAAAATTTTAAGAATATTATCTAATAAAGATGCTTTGTATAACGCAGATGGTAATCCTCAATTAGTTGCTACTGATAAAGTTTTAGGGCAAGCGACACCAATGGGTGGAGAATATGGTATATCTAAAAATCCAGAATCTTTTGCTTCTCAAGCTTATAAAGCTTACTTTACAGATAGATCTAGAGGTGTTGTATTAAAAATGGACAGTAATGGTGTTGTACCAATATCTGACCATGGTATGAAAGATTATTTTGCTGATGAACTTAGAAATACAACACGTGCTATAGGTAGTTACGATGACAAAAAAGATTCTTATAATTTAACATTAATTAAACCAGATAACGAAACTATTAGTTTTGGTGAAAGAACAAATGGTTGGACTAGTTTTAAATCTTTTATACAACAAGGTGGAACTAGTTTAAACAATAATTATTACACGTTTAGTAATGGTAATATATTTAGACATCACGAACCTGGACCTACAGCTACATTTTACGGGGCTAGAAGAGATCCATTTGTTGATGTTCTTTTAAATCAACAACCGGATTCTGTGAAAAGTTTTGGTTCTTTAAATTACGAAGGTAGTCAAGCTAGAATAGATATTAACTCAACTGATCCTGAATATTATAATAACGAAGCTAGATTTGGTTGGTTTGTTAGTAGTGGAGAAACTAATTTACAAACTAGTGATAGGTTATTATTTAAAGATAAAGAAGGTAAGTGGTTTTCCAGAATGAAAGGTTTATCTACAAATTTAGGAAATATAGATTTAAAAGAATTTTCTTTTCAAGGTATTGATATGGCCTCTAGTATGATTGAAGGTGTAAATATTCCTGGTTGTACAGATCCGACAGCATTGAATTTTGATCCAAATGCTACTTCTGATTGTAGTAATGTTGTAGGTGGAAATGACACTGAATGTTGTTGTTATGAATATGGTTGTACAGATAATCAAGTTGGTTATTTCCCATTTAATCCAGACCCAATTACTGGGATAGGTCTAGATAGATTTCAAAACCCTTGTGGTACTCCTTGTATAGATGCCAATAGCCAACCTATTGGTTTTGCAGCTGATAATTTTGATTATAAATTTGATTGCTGTTCACCTGATGATCCAACAGGGGAAAATCTTACTAATTGTTGCAACTATCCAGCCATATTATTTGGTTGTACTGATCCTACAGCTTATAATTACTATGCCGGTGCAGTTATTGATGATGGCACTTGTATTTATTGTGGATGTACAGATCCTTTAGCTCTTAATTATGATGTTTCAGCTCTTTGTGATGATGGAAGTTGTACGTATTGTACAGCAACTACAACAGTAAATTTAGATGTTAACGCACAACCAGGATCTGGGTTTCACCCTAATATACAAGGCGGTACTTTAGGTGGTGGAAGTATGGGTGCAACTGCGACAACACCTGGTCCATGGATTTCTAATAGTAATCATATCCAAATTTTTGACACTACTATTCAACAAAACAATATAGTAATTGGTTGTAGTGTTTCAAGTCAATATTTACCAACTGGAACAGAAATAATAAACATGTCTCCTAATTCCGTGAATCCAGCGATAATTGATGTATTTTTAAGTAATTTATTTAATATGGCCCCAACATTCCTACCTTCACCAGGTGGGGTTGGTCAAACTATAAATATAGATGTAACATGTGGGGCTTGTGATACTTTTAATATAATAACGCAAGATTTAGGAGATCAAGATCAAGGAACCGGATTATGGCAGGTTTCTTACTCCTCTGGATCTGGAAGTGGTAATACACCAGCTGATACTGATTATCAAAATATTATACCTGGAACAACTATACCTCCAGTTAGTTATATGGTTTTAAATCCTGTAGGCGCAAACAATATACAAGCATCTGATTTTTGTATTGGAAATTCTACTTTAACAAACACAATACCAAGAACTTTTACAGGTGGTAGTTTACCACCAGAAGTTGCTTTTGTAGTTTTTGAAGATTCAAGTAATTCTGTATATACAGATTGGAGTAATCCTAATAGTCCAACTAATCCAAACCCAAATTATAATCCTAATTTGACTGTTGGTTCTTTATCTAATACAGTAAATGTAATTGTAGCTTTAAACCCAGTACCTATGCCTAACTCTGATTTAGTATTAGAATTAGACATAGATTTTTGTTAATAAAATGGAATATTAATATAACAATATAAACAATGTCTAAAGAATATAAAAATATATTATTAACAGGAAAACCTGGTTCTATCACGGATGTCACTATAACTAATTCCGCTGGAAATACTTACGACCAAAGAACTAAGGAATTTACATCAACTTTAACTAGAGTAAGAAAAGTTATAGGTGATAGTGGGACTGCCGTAGTAAATGTTTATATTCCAACAGTTTCAAGTGATGACACGTTTGACGTAACGTTAAAAGGTAAAGAAAAAGTTGTATCAACATTTTTGAATGAAAAAAATCTTAGAACACCAAATGAACTCAGTTTAAAAGAATATACTACAAAAACATTAACTTGGGACACTAGACATAGTACGGCTGGATACACTATAGCAGCGGCTTTAGATACAACTCTAGTTACGAAACCTGAATTAAAATTAAACGAAGAAGAGGGTGAAAATGAAATAGCTAAAGGACTTAATAGAATAAGCGTGACAGGTGCCGTTAGTAAAAGTTCAGCTTTACTTTATGTTACAAGAGTCCCTTTAATTAATGCCGCTACTGGCGGGGATTTCGTTAATAGTAATTGGGCAGAATATACTATTCAAAAAATGAATCCAGCAACTAGAAAAATACATCTAAATGATGATACTAATCTTTTAGATGGTATGACTGTGTTTCATAGTACTATAAAAGAACAAATAACAATTTCTAAAGATGGTAGTGATATAATAACGCTTACAAAATGGCCTAAAGGATTAAAAGAAAGAGATGTATTATTTTTCTCTATGGGAAGTTGGAGAGTTGATGTATTTGAGGCAACTATTACAGGTAGTGGAACTACATCTTTAACAGCTACAGCAAAAGCTGATATACTTTCTTATGGTTACGCTGATCAAACAATACAGTGGCAATTAGAGCAAAATGTAACTACAGTACCAAACGCAAGCGATCAAACTGCTACATGTACAGCTGGAGCTACAGTTTCAATAAATTGTGGTACTGGTGATACAGATGCTAACGCAAGTAGTAAAACATATTCAAGAGTAGCAGGACCTTCAAAAGGTAGTGTTGGAAACAATTCTACAGCTTTTAACAATAATACTTTTACAGGATCAAGTATAACATATAACAATACTAGTGGATCTGCAGGTGCAACAGACACATTCACTTTTAAGTGTAACGATGGTACAACAGATAGCGCAACTAAAACAGTAACTATAACACTAACATAATATGCCTTTAGTAACAATTACATTTCCAAATAATTTAAACGTATCAGTACAAGTTGGTGATACTGCTTACTATGTAGATACTATTAATGACACTACGATCCCATCTAGCACAGCTACAAGTAATGTAGTAGAGTTAGGATTAATAGATGAAGTTGGTCCAAATTATATAGTAGTTGATATTCCATCAGCTTTATGGAATAGTCCTAATCCACCATCTGCCGATGATTTTATAATGTTTTCAAAAGATAATCAAGCAAATATGAGTAGTTTATTAGGTTATTTTGCTTTATTCAGATTTGAAAATAATTCAAATGAAAACGCTGAGTTATTTTCTATAGGCGCTGATTGTTTTGAAAGTAGTAAATAATCTATAAAAACTGTAATTATATTGATATAAATTTAATTAAATGTCTGATAAACAAGAAATAATCAAAAAAGAACAGCAGTTACAAGCTAGAGGTAAAATAATGAATTTACAAGATGCTTTATTAGATCTTGTAGACGGAGAAAATATAGTTGAAGGAGATACTGAAGTTTTTCCATTAAAACATACTTTTACAGACGGAATATATATTAGACAAATGTCTATGAAGAAAGATTCTGCTGTTATAGGTAAAATACATAAAAATGCACATGTTTGGTTCTTGTTAGTGGGGCACCTATCTGTAGCATCAGAAACTAGTTCTGAGGACTATAAGGCGCCGTGTTACGTTGAAGCTCCTGCTGGATCTAAAAGAGTAATATATGCTCATGAAGATTCTATATGGGTGAATATTTATCCAAATCCAACAAATACTAGAGACTTACAAGAATTAGAAAAAACTATTATAGTAAAAAATTATGAAGAATTTAATGAGTATATTAATAAAAATAAATAAGTTATGAGTTGGGTAATGGTAGGTGTTGCCGCTGCTAGTGGTATAGCAAAAATAGTAATGGCTAGTAAAGGTAAAGCCGCTAGAATAGCAGAGCAAGAAGCGGCTAATAAAGAGTTAGCAGCTCGTAAACGAGCATATGAAGATATGGATTTTTCTAATCCTTATGCTGATTTAGAGAATGTGTATGAAGATTTAACTGTAAACACGCAGGCTGCTGATATGATGAATCAGCAATCACAACAACAACAAGCTAATATTATGCAACAAATGCAAGCTTCAGCAGGTGGAAGTGGAGTTGCTGGTTTAGCACAACAATTAATGCAATCTGGTCAACAACAACAGCAGCAAGCTGCCGCAAATATAGCACAACAGGAAGCTGCTAATCAAAAAGCTATGATGGGGGAAGCTTCTAGACTTCAAGCAATGGAAGCTCAAGGTGTAAGAGGGACACAAAAGATGGAACAAGAAAAAATTGAAACTCTATTTGGAATGTCACAGCAAAGAAAAATATCAGCTGATGCTGCTAGACAGAGAGCTACTGATCAAATAATGTCTGGTATTGGTGATATAACTGGGGCTGTAGCAGGTGGAGTTGCGACAGGAAGTCAAAATTTAGGAGCAAATCAAGGGGCAGAGTGGGATAAGGCTAATCCTGATGCGAGCTGGTTCAAAAGAATGGGTAGTAACCAATGGAGATACAATCAATAAGGAAAATAAACTATGGCGAAAAAAGATAAAAAACCGACATCATTTAAAGATATAAATCCATTTAAACTAAATTCAACACTTGTAAAACAAGCGGGATTAACTAGTAAATATTCTGGAGGTGATTCATATACTGGTTACGGAGAAGTTGATATTAACAAGATGATGGATCCTTTAAAAGATACTTTACAAAGTATCATGGGTAATAAAGAACGTGCTGGTAAAAAATGTACTGACGAACAAAAAGAAGCGTGTGTAGAACCTAAAGTCTTAAATAAAAATTGTGAATGTGTAGATAAAAAAGATAGTAGCCAACGTGTAGATATATATCATCATGGAGGCGGACCGGGTGGAGCTGGTGGTACTGGAGGTACTGGTGTAACTGATGATCCTGATACACCTGGATATGTTCCTCCACCTATCATTAATGATGATGATGTAACTAAAGTTGGATGTACAGATACTACTGCTTTAAATTACGATCCTACCGCTACAGAAAAGTGTCCAGATTGTTGTGAATATAAAGATCCTATTGTTTCTGGATGTACGGATCCTAATGCTGAAAATTATAACGAAGACGCTACACAAGACGATGGTTCGTGTACTTATCCGGCTGGCACAACTGAAAGAGAATGTATGTGCCCAGGTCCTGATCAAGGAAAGATGCTACCTATTGACGTTGATTGTGAATGTGAAGAAGATGTATCAGGTTTACGTACTTGTGAACAGCAAGGACTTTGCGATAACCCAGAAGGAGATGGATGTGTTGATTGTCAAGAGCTTGAAAATAAAAAAATAGAGAAAAATAAAGATAAAGTAAATGAAGATAACAAGAATTTAGTAAAAGAACCAGATCCAATAGAGGTTTTAGGGGGAGACCTTGGTACTTTTCAAGGCACGGGTCATCATTTTCAACCTAGAAACGAAGTGCATACAAATGATGGAAGACAGGATCTTGGAACATCTTACGTAGAACAAAAGTTTGATTCAGATGGACCTGACGATCCTAGTAATACTGTTATTAGCACAAGAAAATTAACAAATTCTAAGGAATTTAACTTTAAAAATCTTGAAGTAAAATCAAAAATTGGAAAACGTGGACATGGAACTATTAATGGTATTACTATTGATATTCCAACTAATGCAACTTTATCTGACAAAGCATCAATATTACAAGGTGGTATTGTTGATAGAAGTGGACAAAGAATTGTAAGGGAAGTTAAAGATCGTTGCGTCCCTAGATTTGAAAAAA